GCGATAAATCCAGTAGTTGGCTTAGAATCACTTCCCCAACTACGACCCTGAGAATCAGGCCCAGTCTTCTTGTCTCCACGATGACGACTAAAATAAGCCTTCATACGTTTGACTGTTGAGTAAGATACTTTACCGCTAATCAAATCAGAAGCACGGGTAACTCCAGATCCGATCCCCTGCTTGCCTGCCTCTTGAGGACTCAAACCACCACGACCAAACTTTCGACGTAGCCTCAATCCTCGACGCGCTGCGGAACGAACTGTTTGAGGAACCGTAAAAGAATCTTCCTTCTCTACGTGCTCCTCAATAACTTCGACCTCTAAAACACGAGTCGCATTCTTATGGGGTACGAAACCAGATGAACCGTTAGGCATCAGCTTCACACCCTCTTTGTCATTAACCATCCAGTGATAACCATCAGGTGCTGGGACTTTGATACTCTTACCCTTGGTCAAACTCTTCTTCGTAGATCTCGGATGAGCACTTGGAAGCAAATCGTTATCTGTCACATACTTTGGATTCGTAGGCTTACCAGAAGCCAACAACTTCAAGAAAGCATTCACCCGCGCAACAGCCCACTGAGTTCTACTCGTTACACTCGGACGATGAGATGTTGAGAATGCTCCAGCCCCTCTACGGAACACAGCCTTCAACTGACCAAGGGTTGCCCGCTTGGACGCCACATCACCATACTTCTCGTTGTGCTCTTTGAGTTTGTTTTCAAGTGTCTTAACATTAGCTGCACTTAATGTGATGTTACCACCGGAACTACTAGCAGACCCAGGCTTGTTCGTTGAACTACCACTTCGACGTTCGCTAGGTTTAGCAGGTGTCTTAGGATCATCACTCTTGTTCTTGTAGGGCATCCGGTTCCTCCTCGGGTTCTTCAATTAGACCCATTTCTTGTCCCATATCCTCATCGGCATCCCGCGCATTAGGATCTGCCTTCGGTAATCTACTCATCGCTCTGAGATGATCTTCAATCTGCTTGTCAGGTGTAATCAAGCCTGCCATCACCATACGGTTCAGGAAGTTAGACATCTCTTCAAGGTGAGGTGTATCTACTGGAGATGTGCCAATGGTTGGCCAGTTCTCTTGCTTGAACTCAGGGTTCATCTCAAACAGTTTGTTTACAGCGAAACGATTAACCACACTGGTGATATTCTTCACCAAGTTACCCAAAGACATCTGAAACATCTTCAGCTTGTTGCTAACCAGACCACTGCTTGATCCCCCGTCTGCCCCAAGAGTTACGAACTCTGTAAAGGTAGACATTGCGATTCTAGTTTCATATCGCTTAACAACATCGTCCGTATTAATCTGACGAGTGCCCCCAGTGCTTAACAGCTCTAACTTGAATCCTGTTGGACGCCCCTCGGGATCTGTCTCACTCGGCATCAAGATACCCGCTCGCTCATCACGGCGAATCTGCTGAATAAGGTTTTCCAAATCCCCTCGCAAAGATACATCTGCTGCGTCAGCATCTGTCGCAAGAATGCGGGGTGGTACATGCATAACTGGAAGACCAGCTAAGTCACGCTCAATACCAATCGCCTCAATTTCTTGAATGCGACGAAGGAAGTACCAAGAACGATAAGCGTTGCGTAGAACACTGCGACCCTGCGGGTTGTTGCGAGTTGTTCTAGTTCTAAACAACATAGACTTTTCAATTGGAACAAAGTGTTGTGTGAAGTCAGGAAGACCAGACTGGTACATTCCTCGGATCCCTCCATCCGAATCAATGTTCCACCTGTCTAGGGTTTCCTGACCTCTGGGTGCGAACTTACGCCACCCAATTCTATTATCATTATAACGACTGTTTTTAGTGGGATCGCCGTTCTTCCCACCCCGGATTTTATAGAGGATCTCAAAGTAACTAAACCCATAGACCAGCATAGTCATGACCTCGCTTACGAAGTCATCCCAGGTATGGGTCATATCGTCTAAACACTCTTCCAGAAACTTAGCAGCTTCTAGTGCTTCAGGTGAATCGTTAGCTGGAGTAACATGCCAATCCAATCCACGGATTAGTGACTCGATCCCGTGAAGCATTGCGCCAACGATAGGATCGTTGTCACGCATCTCAGAGTATACCTTATACTCCCGCTCCCATGTAGACAGCTTAGGGTGCCACTCTTCATCAATGTATCCGTCGTATTGCTTTAATCCACTGATACCGTGAATTGACATATCTACCTTGTCAGCCATCTACTCAAACCCCCCAGGATTGTTTAGTTAATCCCGAACTTGAAATTACAATATCTGTTGTGAACTCACGGTGACTCTTGAAAGCTAACATCAAAGCGTCTGCGATATCAGGAGACTCTACACCACGTCGGCGCATCTCATCTTTTGTTTCAATCTTAATACGACCATTTGAATCAATGGTGTATTGAAGCTCTGCTAACTGAGCACCAAGGTCATCGGCATGACAATCAATATCAATGTCGCCGCGCTCAAAGCGTTCCCTTAAGTTCCAGTACAGTTCAGCGCGTTGATTAAAGAATCGTTTATTCTCATTAGCTTTACGCGCTACGTTCACATCTACAATCTGTCTCTTGAAATCACTTTCCTTAAGACGGTCAACTACTCCACCACCTACACCACAACCATCGACGAATATACTCTCGGGCTTGTTGCGTCTGGCCAACTCAAGAACTCGTCCAACGGTAGCCATTGTATTAGCTTCGCTCCAAGTGCCGATGACTCTAGCCTTACTGCCTCTTCGCATGATGACAATTGTTTCGTTAGAACCAAACCGAGAAACATCGACACCAAAAGAACATAAACCATCTTCTTCCAAGTCACGATTCTTTGCCTCATCTATCCACGACATAGGGAACAACGCATTGTCTTGGTTGTCTGGGAACTTACCCATAACACGAGCATCCCAGATAGGACTCTCACTACCATACTTCTTATACTGAGCATCAGCCCAGTGAGGCGTCACTAGAGTTGGGTATGGAAGACTGCCGTGAATTTTGTTCTCCCATCTGCCTGTCTCTATATCTTCTACTGTGATTCCAAACTTGGTGAAGTTAGGCGTATCAAAACATGACACAGCAAAGTTACTAGCAGATGGATTCTTGAAGGCTCTGCCAAAGGGAGTGTTCTCGTTTGTTGGGTTACCGATTCTTAACAGTCTACTGTGTTGACTACTCAGGATAGATTCAATACCTTGGTCGATCGCATCTGATATACCACACGCTTCATCAACTATCACAAGGCAGTGCTCCGCATGGAACCCCTGAAACTTATCCGGGTCGTAGTCGTTCGCAGTAAACCCCATCGCCATCCAGTCCGGCGCAATGTTGAGCTGTTGTTTAAGAATCTTTCCGCCAAGGGGAATTGTGCTACGACTGTGTGCAGCTCTGATCTCTTTCCAGATAATACCGCGAACCTGTCGGTCAGTGGGAGCAGTCGTAAGAACAAGAGATGACGGGTGGCAGAAAAGAAACCATAACGCAGCGCGACTTGCTAACCAAGACTTACCGATACCGTGACCAGAGCGAACATTCGTTTCGCGACTGTCTACTATTGAATGGAGGATTTGGGATTGGATAGGCCAAGGCTTTTCGCCCAAGACTTTACGGACCCACCACGTTGGGTTGGACCTAGACTTAGACAGGACCGTTTGCCTGCTAGAACTACCTAGACTTGTAACAGCTGAGGACATTCATTTTTCATTTCCGCATTTTAATCAGCGGGTACATTTGAATCAATTGCATCTGACTCAACTATTTCACCCTCTTCTAAATCAGAGGACTTATTATCATTTACCACAAACTCGGCCCAGTTAGCAATGTTTATTGCACCACCACCAGGACCAGACAACTCATGACGCACCGGGGCATCAAGCCCCATTAACTTAGAACGACGCTCCATGATACGGAGCACACTGCCTACAGCCTTATCGCTACCACCCATTGCGTCCAACCAGACAGCATTGGTTAAGTGGTCGAGGCGTTCTAACTCAAGGTAAACCAGCTCCTCTAAATCCAGGGTCAGGTTCGCACTCTTCAGCATGTTGCCCAGGTGCTTGCGGCATGAATGGATTGAGATACCTGTCTCTTCAGATATCTTCGCGTAGGTCTTACCTGCGATGCGGAGCTGGAGAACTTTAGCTGCGTCTTCTGATAGTCTGTAAGGTTCAGGCTTCTTTGCTAGTTTCGTCATAACTATAGCTTAACTCAATTCGGGAAAACTTGGAAGAGGGCGCAGGGGGTAATTCACCGTGTGGGATTTGAAATCATCACGTCGACTCTACGCCCTCTTGGGGACAAGTTAGTTGTTTTCAGGGGGTAGGTCAATGACGCGTTGCGTTAGTAGTTCAAATATTGAAAATTTTTTGTGAGGGTACCCGGGCCACGAGCCTTCTCTGTGTAGCGTTTCGAGTCAAGACATCTGGGGGGTCAATC